TGCCGGGCATCGAGGTGCAGACGTATCCGGGCGCGCCGGAGAAGCTGCGCGACCTCGCCGCGGGCCGGATCGAAGCGACGCTCGACGACCGCCTGATGCTGCCGTACATGATCAAGACGTCGAACCTGCCGCTGCGCTCGGGTGCGGTGCTGAACGGCGGCAAGCAGGAGATGGCGATCCCGTTCCGCAAGGGCAACCCGAAGTTCGAGAAGGCGATCAACGACGCGCTCGATTCGCTGCGCAAGGACGGCACGCTGAAGAAGATCTCGACGCACTGGTTCGGCAGCGACGTGACGGTGCCGGTCGCTCAGTAAGCGGTTCGCCGCGCGTTCAATGCGTCACGCTTTTCGCGGCGGCGAAGGCGTGACGCGCGGTTGCAGCCGTCTCCCTTCCTTCTTCCCCTTTTCCTTTTCCGTCAGGCCGCCTCGTCGAAGCGGGAAAGCAGCATCTGGCCGATCGGCGTCAGCACGGGGCGCGCCGCTATCTCGTTCACGCGTACCTGCGTGTCGTCGATCAGCCGCTTTTCGACGAGCACGGCGAAGGCCGCGTGCGCGAGGTCGACACTGTCGGGCGCGCGCGCAATGCGCAGCAGCATAGAGAATTCATGCGGACTCAACATGGTCCTTGTCTCCTGATCGTCCGCGATGCAGTTCGATCGGCGTCGATCGCGTTTTCGAATGGAATGGATGGGAGGCAGAAGCCGATGCGTTAGCGGGAGCGAGATCCCGGGTGATCCTGCGCGACGCGGGCACGGCGTCGGATGCGATCACGCACACACCCCGATCGCGAAAATGCTACCGCGGCGGGAGCGTGCAACATTAGAGATGCGGCGTGACGCGGGCGTGACAAGGAAAAGGGAAGAACGACGGCGCTCGCGTGTGGGGAGGTGCTCGATTTGACACGGCGAGAACCAGTGCCCGAAATCTGCCCGAACGCCCGTCACACAAGGCGTTGGGCGATTTCAGCGGGCGCGGCGACCCGCGAAAGGTTCTGCCAGAAATGGCCGCGAAATGCGCGGATTTCGCAAAGATTTTGACACCGGAGTAAGCGGTAAACGGAAGTTATCCACACCGTCTATACCTGCCGGCCAAACCACACCACGCGCCCGATGATGGCGAAATCTGACGGTGGCTTTGCCATGTTGACCGTGAACGGCTTGTAGGCCGGATTAGCGCTGCTCACCTCCAGTATCCCGTCTGGAAGCCGCTGCAACGTTTTGACAATGACATCTCCGTCGATCCGCAGCACGTAGAGGCCCGCCGCGCCCGTGGTTTGGCTTCGATCGATCAGAATTACATCCCGATCGTTAAGCACGCCCTGGAGAGAGTCGCCTTTCACGGACAAAACTGAAAGGTCGGCCGGCGCTGCATGTAGGTAGTTCTCGATCCAGTATCGACGGAAGGCCATCGTGTGTTTGGGCGCCTCATCCGTGATCGCCTGGCCGTGCCCGGCAGCAACCTTCACGTTGTAGCGAGGAATGAACACGAATTCCTCCAGATCGACCGGGTTCCCCAGCGTGTCAACGCACGGCTGAGGCTGTACCGCGTCGCCTTGCGTCCGATCGCCGCCCCGAATCCCGTCGCCGTCTCCGGTCGCAACCCAGTCCAAGCTGACTCCCGCTGCGCGGGCGAGCTTTGCGACTACCTCAAACGTAGGTTTGCTGTCGCCACGGATGTATCGACGAAGCATGTCGTCTGATACCCCGGCGACGGCGGCCGCCGCGCCGCGCCCGCCGATATGGCGGCACATCTCATCAATTCGGCTTTCGATTCCGTCCGCCGGAATCGAAACGCGCACATCTTCTCGGTTCGGCACTTTCGTTATCGCTGTAAGTGATTGATGGGGCTACTTTTTTCGGGGTTAGACCACGCACAAATGCGGGTTGTGAAACGAAACAGAAACGAAAATCTGCACAGCATCCGAACTTTCTCTTGCTTGGCCGCGAATATCTGCGGTACGATGTGCGCACATGTTCAGCGAAAAGGACGAGCACATGCGCACATTTGCGGAGTCAAAAAAAACCGCCAGTGATTGGGACAAGGCGGACATCAAATACGCCCTCGAAAAAAAGGGCTGGAACCTGCGGCAACTCGCCAAGCAATGCGGATACAGCAACTCCAGTGCTCTGCGCAAGGCGTTCGACGCGCCATACCCGAAGGTCGAACGCATTATTGCGGACGCGATCGGTGTCGCCCCCGAAGTAATTTGGCCGAGCCGTTACGCAAAACGAAATTTTACGCCTGTTTTGTCACCGTCCTCTCCGATTTGCGCTGCCCGCCCCGAAAAAGTTCGGGCCGTAGCGATGGGATGAATCGTAAGTGAACGACGCGCACCGCGCTACTGACACGATTCTCGATGCGAGTGATTGAGTGATGAGAAAACGGACCTGGAACTCCCTGCACGCGACGAGCCTGAGCGAGGCTTTCGAGCTGTGCGTTGAACATGCCGCCGAGCGCCGCCGGCCCGCGAAGGTACTGGCCGATCTGATGGGCGTCGAAGTGAAAACGCTGTATCGCTGGCTCTCCGATACATCGATGCCGCTGAACCGCGTGCGTCAATTCGAAGAATTCTGCGGCGCGCGCTTCGTCAGCGAATACCTCTGCATCGCGGACGGCCGTCGTGTCGTCATCGAAATCCCGACCGGCCGTCGCCCCCGCGTCACCGACCTGGCGTCGCTGCAATCTGCGTTCGCCGACGCGGCGGCTGTGCTGTGCCGCTATTACGAATCCGGCCACGAACAGGCGGAAGCGGTCACTGCGCTCACTCATGCGATGACGCAAGCCGGTTACCACCGCGAGAACGTCACGAAGGATCGCGCCCCCGAACTGCGGTTCGATGCAGCGGAGGCCGAGTGATGCAGATCGTCGTCAAATCGCACTACACCGCCCCCGAACTCGCGATGCTCGGGCTGCCGGGTGTGCCGACCACCGAACAGGGCGTTCGCTATAGCGCAACGCGGGAAAAGTGGGCGGCACGTCGCCGCACAAAGGGTAAGGGCCTGGAATACGCGTTGGACAGCCTGCCTGCTGAAGCACAAGTGGCGATTCGTCACCGCGCGTCGGCGGCGCTCGTCACGTCCGTCCCCAAGCAGCCGGCCAAGGCTGTCATCCGCCGTGAGCAGCAACTGCAACTCGTCGAAACGGACACGCAACGCCTGCGTGCCGATGCGCGCAAAGGCATCTTGTCGATGCTCGACCGCATCATGACGCAATGCCGTGTCTCGCGCGAGGCAGCGATGCACACGCTGCTGACGCAGGCCCGCCTCGGCACGCTCGACGATCACATGACGGCCATGCTGCGCGCTGCCAAGGATTCACGCGGCCGCAAGGGCGACGAATTCCCGAGCATTCGCACACTGAAGCGCTATCTCGGTCTCGCGAAACAGGGTTCACTCGCACCGAAGATTCCGAAATCGAGCTTCGTGATTCCCGAGTGGGCGAAGCTGTTCCTCGAACACTATCAGCAGCCGCAGAAACCGTCGGTTGAGCAAGCCTATCGTGACTTCACGACGGCATGCGCAGTGCAGCGCGTCGCATACGACGTGCCGAGCGTCCATCAGGTTCGCCGATTCCTCGACAAGCTCGGCAGCGTGACGTTACAGACCGGGCGTATGGGATCGCGCGAACTGAAGACGATGCTGCCGTTTATCCGCCGCACGTTCGACAAGCTGCTGCCGAACGACATCTGGTCGGCCGACGGTCATACGTTCGACGCGGAGGTACAGCACCCGCTGCACGGTCGACCGTTCCGACCGGAGATCACCTCGATTATCGACGTCGCCACGCGGCGCGCGGTCGGCATCTCGCTCGACCTTGCCGAATCGTCGTTCGCAGTGCTCGACGCGCTGAGTACCGCAGTACTCAAGTGTGGCGTGCCGAGCATGTTCTACGTCGACAACGGGTCCGGCTACAAGAACGCGCTGCTGAAAGACGAAGGCGTCGGCGTCCAAGGTCGCCTGGGCTTCGTCGTCACGCACTCGATTCCGTACAACTCGCAGGCGCGCGGCGTCGTCGAGCGCCTTCACCAGACGCTGTGGGTCGCCGCCGCGAAGAAGCTGCCGTCGTACATGGGCGCGGACATGGACCGCCAGGCCAAACACGTGATGTTCAAGATCACGCGCGACGCACTCAAGCATGGCGGCGCGATGTCTCTGATGGGATGGGAAACATTCATCCAGTTTTGCCAGGAACAGGTCGACGCATACAACGACCGTCCCCATAGCACGCTGGCCGTCATCCGCGATCCGAACACCGGCAAGCGTCGGCACATGTCGCCCAATGAAGCATGGGAGGCGCATGTCGCGCAAGGCTGGCAAGCCGACACGCTCGACGAACACGATGCGCGCATGGTGTTCCGGCCGCGAATCAAGCGGACCGTCTCGCGTGGCGAGGTTCGGTTCTTGAATCATCGGTATTCGAATCCGCAGGCGCTGCTCGAATTCCACGACGAAGAAGTGCAAGTCGCTTACGACATCAACGATGCGCGGTTCGTCTGGATTTACGCGCTCGACGGTCGCTACATCTGCCAGGCCGAGGCCGGCGCGAATGAACGGGATTACATGCCGCAGTCCGCTGTCGAGCAGGCCCGCGAGAAACGCGCTGATGCGCGAGCGAATCGGCTGCAAGCCAAGCTCGACGAGGTCGAGGCGGAACGTCGAGGCCAACGCGCGTTGACGCTCGAAACGCCGGAGGTCATCACGATCCCGGGGTTCGGCGACATCACGCGCGATGCCCTGAATCGCCGATTCGTGGATGCCGAGCCGGTGGTCGACGTCGAAGCGGTCGCCTCCATCGTGCTTGAACCGCAATCGCAACCGGAAGCCGTCATCGAAACCGCCACCGTGTTCCAGCTTCCGGAAACACCTGAACTGCGATTTGCCCGGTGGCAGACCCTCAACGAACAGATCGAAACAGGAGGCATCCCCGATCAGGACGAATTGCAGTGGTACGGCAGATATGCGTTGAGCAAAGAATTCGCGGCGCAAAAGCGTCGCGCGGAACAGGCTGAAGAGTTGCAGCTCGCCAGCCATCAGTAAGACGAACAGGAGCAAGCATGACACAACACGAATCCACGCTCAAACCGATTGTAGGCGGCGTCGCCCAAATCACCAACCTGAACCTGTGCGACATCGCGATCGAACGCGCTGTCTCGCGCAGCGCGAACCTGCCCGGCCTCGTTTGCTTTTACGGCCCGTCGGGCTACGGCAAGAGCATGGCCGCGAACTACGTGGCAAACGCGCGCCGCGCGCGCTACGTGCAGGCGAAGTCGGTCTGGACGAAGAAGCATTTCCTGAAGGCGATCCTGTTCGAAATGGGTATCAAGCCCGGTGGCACGATTCCGGAAATGGCCGATCAGGTCGCAGAAGAACTGGCAGCGTCCGGCCGGCCGCTGATCATCGACGAGATGGACCATCTGGTCGACCGCAATGCGGTCGAGCTGGTCCGCGACCTGTACGAATCGAGCCAGGCGCCGATCCTGATGATCGGCGAGGAAGCGCTGCCAGCCAAACTCAAGAAGTGGGAGCGCATGCACGGTCGCGTGCTGGCATGGGTGCCGGCGCAGCCCGTCACGATCGACGACGCCCGTCAGCTCGCAACGCTGTACTGCCGCCACATCACGGTCGCGGACGATCTGCTCGCACGGGTGGTCGAACTGGCCCACGGCTCGGTGCGTCGCGTCTGCGTGAACCTCGAACGCGTCCAGGAGGAAGCGTTGATGGCCGGTAAGGACGCGATCGACCTCGCGCAGTGGGGTAAGCGCGAGCTGTACACCGGTGAAGCCCCGAAGCGTCGCGTGTGAGGTCAACATGATCGACCATCACATCACACCCGAAGCGAATGCCGCCGCCGATGCCGGCCGCGCGATTCAGTTCATCGCTCGCGTATCAGCCGCGTCGTTCGTCGCGCTCCTGGCCGGCTTGCTGATCCCGTCGAGCTGGATCGACCTGATGACCTGGACGGTCGCCGTGCTGTGCGCTGCGCTGGCCAGCCTCGCACTCGCCGCTCTGGCTGTTGTGAAGGGAGGCGAACATGGCTAGAAAGCCTGCCCACCTGGAACTGATCGGCGGTAAGGGACCGCGCCAGCGCGTATGGGAAGCGATTCGCAGCCAACGCGACGACTTCACCCCGCACAGCATTGTGCGTGCCGCTGACATCGACAAGGCAACCGTCCAGACGTATTTGCAGGCGCTGGAACGCGGCGAGTATGTCGAGCAAATCGGTGAGCGCAAGGCGATCAGCGATCGGAAGCACTATCGCCTCGCCCGCGACGTCGGTGTCGAAGCCCCGCGTCTCGATCGCAAGGGCCAGCCCGTCATGCAATCGCGCGGCAACGAACATATGTGGCGCACGATGCGAATCATGGGCGACTTCTCGCCGCGAGAGTTGGCTATGCGTGCGTCGACGCCCGACGTCACGATTACCGACTCGACGGCGCTGTCGTACGTCAAATGCCTGTCGCATGCCGGATACCTGACGCTCATCGATCCGGGGCACGCGTACATCCGTGGCAAGGGTGCGAAACAAGCGCGCTATCGCCTGATCGCCTCGAAGTACACCGGCCCACGCCCGCCGATGATCCAGCGCACGAAATCGGTCTACGACCCGAACCTTGGGAAGGTCGTATGGCAAGAGGAGCCGGACCATGACGCATGCTGATCCGGATTGGCTCGCCATGCTTCGCGAGGCCGTCGCCGCGACGTCGCAAACCGACGTGGCCAAGCTGCTAGACGTCTCACGAACAACCGTTTCGCTAGTCCTGTCGGGCAAATACCCCGGCAAAACCGATCGTGTCGCAGCCCGCGTCTTGAAGACGTTCGGACAGGTGCAGTGCACGCATACCGGGCAGTCGATTTCGCTGACGGTATGCGTGTCCTTCGCCAATCGCCGCGCCCCTATCAATAACCCGATGGAACTGAGTCACTGGCGCACGTGCCGCAACTGCCCGCTGCGCCCCGTTAAAGGAGAGTCCAAGTGATGACGAACTGTAACGCCCTCAACCCGGCCGTGCCGCCAATCAATCAGCTCATGCAACTCACGGCACTGCGCCTCGCAGCGACGATCGAGACGCTGACCGCGAAGGGTTTCACGGTCATCGGCATCGAGTTTTCGAACGGCTCGAAGCCGACGATCCAGGTGCAGAACTGCGCTGTCTGCGCCGACATGGTCGAGAAAGGCGAAGCCACGTACTACCGCACGGGCGGCTCCGGTATCTCGCGTTACCGCACCGGTCAATTCAAGGTGGGCGACATTCGCGTCCTGTGGACCGAGCGAGGCCATTGACATGCGCTTCCACATCATCGCTCAAGCTCAAACGGGAGAGCGTTTTCGTCGGATCGAGGTCGACGGTGAACGCGTCGACTTCCCTCAATACAGGACCGAGTCGTTCGCCGCTCACGCGAATCCGCTCGCCGCGACCAACGGCGAACCGGCCTATGTGGTGTCGCATGTTGGCACGGGCATGCGCCTGGCCGGAGGAAAGACGCAAGCCGCCGCGATCTCGACTGCTCGAAAGCTCATCGCGGAGAAGTCGACCGAAGAATTCTGGCGCGCGATTGCAGCGGCTCGCCAGTACATCAAAGCAACCCAAACCCTCGCTTGAAAGGAATCAACATGGCAACCGTAAAACAGATTCTCCAGGCCATCATCGACCACCCGGGTTCGTCCGGCGCGCAGCTCGGCGAAATGCTCGACATCGACGGCAAAGAAATCCAGCCGCGCATCGACTCGTATATCCGCCAAGGCCGCGTGATTCGCGACAAAAGAGTCATGGACGGCTCGTCGCCGATCAACCTGTACTACCCGACCGACGACCTGATCCGGGAGTTCGACGGGACGAAACAGACCGTGACAAAAGCTGCGCGAAATTCGTCTGCATTCACGCCCGCCGATGTTGCACCCGGCGAATTCGTGTGTGGCTTCTCCACCGCCGGCCGCCTGACGGTCACCAAGGGACGTAAGACGATCGAGCTGACGCGCGAGGAGACGGCTCGCCTGCTCAAGTTCGTCGACTGCATCAACATCGAGGCGATTGCGGGGGCTCAGGTATGACGATCCATATCACCCAAGGCCCGACGCTTACCCAAGGTCCGACGCTGGCCAACCCGGACGCATTCGATAGCGTGCCCGAGCTGCGACGCGAACTGCATCGTGCCAATAAGGCGCTGCTCGATTATTCCGCCGCACTGGAACAGCGTGATGCCGTCGGCAGGAACTTCGCGGGCTTAATCAATCGCGTGTTGTTGCAGCACATCGTCGGCGACTTCCGTGGCGTTGCTGCGATTCTCGACGCGCAGCTCGAAGCCAGCCCGCGTCTTCGCGAGTCGCTCGAGGACGTGCGTGAATCGATGGAGATCCAGCAAACCGAGCAATGGCGAAAGGCAGCCGAAGGCGACAGCAAGTCGGAGCAGATGCCACCGTATAACGCGGGCGACTTCAATCCGTGGGCAATGAAGACTGCCGACGAACTACGTCGTGCGCTCGACGCGGCCAATCGCGCAGGTATTCACGCAATGGCTGAAATTGAAGGATTCAAGCGACTTGTCGACGACCTGTCGAAAGAAGTATCGGTGATCGTTCTTGCTCACATACAGGGCGACCAGGATGCAGTTTCGCGGGCCGTCAGCGAATTCTGCAAAAAGCATGTCGTCGACAAGCGAAACGGATCGCACGGCATCCACTAATTCAATCGATAAATACAGGAATTCACATGGCAACCAAACAACGCCTCAAAGCCGCCGCCCAGGTGTTTGTCGCTCAATCCGAATCTGACGTCGCGGCGACTATTCGCGACATCGGCGATACGAGCCGGGAAATCGATCGTCTGCAAACAGACATGAACGACGAGATCGCGGCGATCACCGAACGCTACCAGCAACGGATTCAACCACTGAAGGAAAACCTGTTGTCGCTTCAGTCGGGCGTGCAGACCTGGTGCGAAGCGCATCGCGAAACCCTCACGAACAGCGGCAAGGTGAAGACATACAGCTTCATCACGGGCCAGGTGCAATGGCGTCAGCGTCCGCCGAGCTGCTCGGTGCGCGGCGTCGACGCCGTGATCGAGCTGTTGAAGGCTCGCGACCTCGCCGCCTTCGTGCGCGTGAAGGAAGAGATCAACAAGGAAGCCATTCTGAACGAACCGGAGAAGGTTCGTGGCCTCCCGGGCCTCACTATCGTGACCGGCGTCGAGGATTTCGTGATCGAGCCGTTCGAACAGAAAGTCGAGGTGCAGTGATGGTCACGCGCGCAAATGCAGCACGAAAGCGCGACGTCGCTTGTGTCCGAATCGGCTTCGAGAGCTATTTGATGGATGCCGATAAAGCCATGCAGGCAATCAAGGTCTTTCGTGACGCGATCCGATGCGAGCGCGATTACGCGGGTCACCGGGTGCGCTACATCGCCGGGGAGCGGCCTGAAGTCGAAATGGCCATCGTGAGCGCTGACGACGTCGTGATGCCGACCGGCATGCCGGCGCTTGAAGATCGACGTCGTTGAGAACGGAGCGGACATGAACAGGAAAACCGCCGTCGAGAAAATCAGGAAGTGCCTCGCGCTGTCGAAATCCAGCGAGCCGCACGAAGCGGCTGCCGCGCTTCGCCAGGCGCAGAAGCTGATGGAACAGTTCGGGATCGACCATCCCGAGTTGCTCGCAGCCGGCGCGAGCGAAGAATGGTCGAAGAGCGGCGCGGCACGTCGGCCCGTCCGCTACGAGGTCGCCCTCGCGGGCGTGGTCGCCGGTACATACGGTTGCGAACTGCTGTTTTGCCGACAGCTCAACCGTACCTGCACCGACATCGTCGGCGGTTACACGTTCGTCGGAGTCGCGCCAGCGCCGGAGGTGGCGAAGTACACATTCGACGTGTTCGCGCGTCAGTTGCGCGTGGCTCGTCGCGATTACATCCAGACGAAGTTGCGCCGCTGCGGGCCGAAGAACAAGACGGCACGCGCTGACGAGTTCTGCGAAGGTTGGGTGTACGCCGTGCGCATGCAGTTGCAAGATGCTGCGCGCACCGACGAGCACACGGCGATGATCGACGCCTACATGCGTGCGCACCATGCCGAGGTACGGGAATTTGAGCCTCGCACGCGTGACGTGTCCGGCCGTCGCGCAACCGACGATCACTGGCACGGTGTCGAGCAAGGCCGATCGGCCATTGTTCGTCCTGGTGTCGGTGCGCCGGACACACGGAGACTCGGCCATGTCTGACATCGTCGTCATCCTGGTAGGGATCGTATTCCTGGTCTGTCTCTGCCGCAAGGAACTGCGGCGCTGGTGGAGGTCGTGATGCTCATCGCGAAAACAACGGTAGCGAAAATTCATATCGCAAAGCAGCAGCTCGCGATGACCGACGACGAATATCGCACGGTGCTTCGCAGCGTCGCGGGTGTCAGTTCGTCAAAAGACCTGACACCCGAGGGCGCGCACAAGCTGCTGAAGCACTTCGAACGCTGCGGGTTCAAGCCGAAACGAGATGCCGGTCGCCGGCCGAATGTTGTCAGGCCGCGCGCGGCTCAAATCCGCAAGATCGAGGCGCTGCTCGCCGACGCGGGCCGATCGTGGGATTACATCGGCGGCATGGTGAAGCGAATCTGCAAGGTCGACGCCATCGAATTCTGCGACGACGTGATGCTCGGCAAGCTCATCGCCGCGCTGCAATACGATGCGAAGCGGAGGTCGGCATGAAGTTCAACGGTGTTGAACACCTGTTGCCGGACGTCGTGAAAACGATCGTCAAGCTGATCGGCTTGCCTACAACGGTGCGCCTGGTTGAACAGCTCGGCGGCACGACGTTCCCGGTTGCGATGCGCCGATCGCGCCTGGGCGAAATCCGCTACGAGGCACTGGCGGAGATCGTCGGCCCGGACGCGGCCGATCAGCTCACCGCGCATTTTGGAGGCGACGTGCTGTACATACCGCGCTGTGTGAAAGCCATGCGCGAACTGATGTATCGCAGCATTCGCGCTGAGTTCGACGTGCTGACCCGCGACCACGCTGCGAATCACGCCGTCGCGCAGCTCGCACTTCGCTATCAGATGGCCGATCGACATGTTTGGCGCATCCTGAAGCGCGCCGACGCATCCGAATGCACCGTTCCCCAGGCGGAGCTGTTCTAGCGTTAGAATCGCGCCATGATTAAACGAAGCCCCGCCAAGTGCGGGGCTTTTTGTTTGCACTGACACCGATCCACTAAGGTGCTGGCAACACGCAGCCTACAGTCGTGCCATTCAATCGGAGATGGCAATGAAGCAACAACGACTGTCCCCCGCAGGCTGCAATCTGATCGAGGATTTCGAGAGCGATCGACTCGTTGCGTACCCCGACCCCGCGACGGGTGGCGCGCCCTGGACGATTGGGCGCGGCCACACTGGACCGGACGTCTACAAGGGGCTGACGATCACGCAAGCCGTGTCCGACATGCTCTTCGCACAGGACATCCGCACACGCGGCGAGGACATCATCAATGGCCTCGATCTCGAACTGACGCAAAACCAGTTTGATGCGCTGGTGTCATTCGTGTTCAACATCGGCCCGGGCAAACCGGGAGTCAAGGATGGCCTTGTGTACCTCCGTTCCGGTGGCCCGTCCACGCTGCTTCGGTTGCTGCGCGCGAAAAATTTCGCGGGAGCGGCCGATCAATTCCCGCTGTGGAATAAGGGGAACGGCAAGCCGATGGCCGGTCTGACGCGTCGTCGGCTCGCCGAGCGCGCACTGTTCGTAAAGGCGGCGTGACGCGCCATGCATATCTCCGACCTCATCACGGGACACGACGGCAAGCTTTCGCACGCGAAGCTCTGGCCGAACGTCGCGGCGGCCGTCGCGACTGGCATGTTCATCTATCAGGGCTACCGGAATCAGCTCACGTTCGATACGTGGCTGATCTACCTCGGCTGCGTCGGCGGCTACTCGGCCGTCATCCAGGCGCTTGCTGCATGGCGCGGCCGCCCCTCCAAGGAGGCCGCAAATGACGGAAGCAATCAGTAAATGCGCAAAGGTGCTCGCGGGCATCGTCATCGCAACACTGGTCGCGTTTGCCTTCGCGAAAACCTACCAGCACGGCTATAGCGTTGCGACGGCACGTGGCGACAAGGCACTCGCCGACTACCGCGCGTCCGTCGAGCACGCATCGGCCTCGGCCGCGAGCGATGCCTTCGGCCGATACGCGGCCGACGTGGCACGCGCATCGGCCGCGGAGTCTGGGTACCTCGCCGTCCAATCCGCCGCCACACAAACTACAGCAGCGCTGAAGGAACGAATCGACCATGTCACGCAACCTCGTCGTAGCCCGCCGGTTCCCGGCCCGAAAGATGATGCGCCTGTCGTTGGTTGCGTGTTCAGCCGTGGCTTTGTCCGCGTGTGGAACGACGCAGCAGGCATCGCCGACGCTGGTGATTCCCCCGTGTCGGCAAGCGCCGATCCCGCCGCTGCTGTTGTCGGCCCCGACGCCGATTCCGCCGCTGACTCCGGGGTATCACAAGCCGACGTCCTCGCCTGGTTCATCGACTATGCCGCGCGTGCACGAGACACCGAATCGAAACTGAAGGCGGTGAAGGCCGCACTTCCGGAGCAAGAGGACCAGCAATAGATGGATGACTTTGACCACGCGAGCGATATTGAAGAACAGTATCGCGCGCTCGCGATCGCAGCGGCAACTCGCCCCGTGCGCGGCACTGCCGAATCCGAAGCGTTCTGCCAGAACGAGGCATGCGGCGAACCGATTCCCGAGGAACGTCGACGCGCGGTACCGGGCTGCCGCTTCTGCATTGAATGCCAGGAACGACGTGAACAGGTTATCAACCGGAGGTACGCGTGCAAGTGACATTCGATCCGGCCGCAATCTTTATGGGCGTCATCACACTTCTACTCGGAGCGATCAACCTCTTCGGGGGTGTTGTGATCCGCAGCGTTGTGAAGAAGATCGAGGACAACGAAAAACGAGATGCAGGAATTCTGCGCGAGTTCGCTGCATTCCGAGAGACCGTAGCACGCGATTACGTTCCTCGAACCGAGCATCGTGAAATGCGTGACGAGTTCCGCGACGGATTGACGAGAATCGATTTGAAGCTCGCCGATATCAATAACAAGCTTGACCGAAAACAGGACAAACAATGACCGAGGATGTGAAGTCGGGCGACAGCCCCGAAATGCGGATGCTGCGCAAGATCGACGCCGGGGTCGACGAACTGAAAGACCAGATGGCCAAGGTCGAGAAACGCGCGATCAAGTACGGTGCGGCCGCAGGTGCCGGCGCGGGTGCCGTGGCTGGCGGGATCGTCGCGATGGGCATCTCGTTTGCCCGCGCGAAGCTGGGGCTGTAATCGACATGGCCTATCCGAAGGAAGTGCGCGACAAGGTGCGTCGAGCGTTCGTGTTCGACCGTCTGTCGCTCGAAGTCGCCGCGCTGAAGAGCGGCGTTAATTCGTCGACGGCTAGGCGCTGGAAGGATGACGCACGCGCGGCCGGCGACGATTGGGACAAGGCCCAGGCGGCGCAGCTCATCGCAGGCGGTGGTATCGAAGGTGCGGCCCGTCAGATGCTGGCCGGCTTGGTCACGCAATACCAGGCAACGATGGATGAACTGGACGGCGCGGAGATGAAACCGGCCGACAAGGTCGCGCTGCTCGCGAGTCTGGCCGACGCGTACAACAAGACGATCAACGCGTCGAAGCGCATCCTGCCTGAGACGAACGAACTGGCGATCGCGATGGGCGTCGTGCAGCGTCTGGCCACGTTCATCAAGGATCGGTATCCGGAGCACGTCGGTGCGTTCGCTGACGTCCTCGGCCCGTTCGGCGAAGAGCTGGCCACCGCTTACGGTTGAGGTAACGACATGCTGGTCAAACTAACCCGCGACAACGCGGTGAATCCCGTTCACGTCGTGAGCGCCCATATCGAACACCGCGAACGTGATACTCGCCTCGTTGTCGAGATGGTCACTGGCACCGTGGCCTACGTGACGCACAACCTGTATGACGGCGTCGACGTGTACAAGCTCCATCAGGCGCTTGTAGACGCGAAGGCGGATTGAGATGGTCCAGAAGTTCACCGAGAAGGATTTCCACAAGGAAATCGCGGAGCTGCAAGCGGAGTTGCGGCGTGACATCGAGGCCCATGCAACGGGCCTCGATCCGTCGCCGGCCGCTCGCTTGGAACGCCGTCGACGTGTGCTCGTCGACGGCGATTACCAGTTCTTCGCGTACACGTATTTCCCGCATCACATTCGCGGCACGCCGTCGTTGTTCCAGGCGCACTTCTGCGGGCGATTCCCGAAGCTGCTGCGCCAGCCTGGCGGCACGCGCGAATGGTGGGTCGCGCCACGCGGCGAGGCGAAGTCGTCGATGTGCACGAAGATCGGCCCTGTCTACATCATCGTGCAGGGCCTGTTACAGCGTGAGGAAATCCGGCGTGAGGTCGGATGGACGGACGCGCTCCCCGCGTTCCTCGACTACATCATCCTGCTCGGTGCCGAAACGTCGCTACCGACCAAGCTGCTCGAAGTGGTTAAAACGGAGCTGACCGCTAACGCGGCGCTTCAGCTCGATTTCCCGGAAGTGTGTGGAAAGAGCCCGACGTGGCGGGTCGGCGAGATCGTCACGAAGAACGGCGTCAAGGTGGAACCGTTCGGTGCCGAACAGGCGATTCGCGGCACGTTCCACGGCGCGAGCCGACCGAAGGTGCTGATGGGCGATGACCTGATCACCGACGCCGAAGCGAAGAGTCCGACCGAACGTCAGAATCGCTGGACGTGGCTGGAAAAGGCCATCGACTACCTCGGCCCGCCGGACGGCAGCGTCAAATACATTGGTGTCGGCACGGTACTGGACAAGGATGACCCGATCTCGCGCGCGAAGCGCACGATCGGCCACGTCGTCCATCACTTCCGCGCGATCGCGCAGATGCCGAAGAACATGGATTTGTGGCAGCAGTGCGAAGCGCTGATGCTCAACGACGACAAGCCGGCGATCGAGGCGGCCGCGCAGCGCGGCGACGCGATCGCCGACACCGAGCTGCCGTCGTACCGGTTCTACCTGGAGCACCAGGCCGAGATGGACGCTGGCGCCGTCACGTCCTGGCCGTCCGTGCGCACGCTGTTCTACCTGATGCGGCAGCGCGCGAAGTCGCCGCGCGCATTCGCGACGGAAATGCAGGGTGATCCGCGTACCGAAGAAGACAAGGTATTCGGCCACATCACGTTTTGGGTGCAGCGCCTGCAATCGTGGTTGATGTTCGGTGCGTGCGACCCATCGATGGGGAAAGATCGGAAGTCGGACCCGTCCGCGATTCTGGTCGGTGGTCTCGACACCGTCAGCCGGAAGCTGCACGTCATCCATGCGGAGATCAAGCGCCGCGTGCCGTCCAAGTTGGAAGCGGACCTGATCGCCGTTCAGCGAGAGTATCGCTGCCGTGCATTCGGCTTCGAGAACAACAACGCCTACGAGTGGGCGCGGCAGGATTTGCTGAAGTCTAGCCTTCGCGCCGGTGTGCCGCTTCCGCTTGTCGGCGTCACCGCATCCATTGCGCCCGAAGTGCGGATCGACTCTCTGGAACCGTTCATCACGGATCGTATCTCGCCGTCGATTCTCTTCCACGCTGCGTTGACGACGTTATTGGCCGAACTGGACGAATGGCCGGAGCCGCAGGGACATCACCACTTCGACGGCCTGACCGCGCTGCACATCCTTTGGATGATCGCGCAGTCGCGCGGCTACGGCATCACGGATGGGTACGAGCCGGTCGCGTCACGGCCTATCGAACGCGGTTCGGACCGACCCGACGACGACTACGACTATCCGCAGTCAAGCCGGCGCGGGTTTTGAGGAAACGAAAAATGGCACAAATTCTTGATATGTACGGACAGCCGATCCAGCGGGAGGTGCTGTCCGAGCCGCAGACGTCGAAGATCGGCTGGATCACCCGCGATTTTGCACAGCATCCATCGCGCGGTCTGACGCCGAAGAAGCTGCACTCGATTCTGGAAGCAGCCGAATATGGCGACCTGATGGCGCAGTCCGATCTGTTCACCGACATGGAAGAACGTGACGCGCATCTGTTCGCCGACATGAGCAAGCGTAAGCGCGCACTGCTGACGCTCGACTGGAATATTGTTGCACCAGCTAACGCCAGCGCCCAAGAGAAGAAGCAAGCCGCGCAGTTGGAGGAATGGTTCACCGACTTCGCAAATCTCGACGACGTGCTGTTCGACCAGATGGACGCGGTCGGCCACGGCTTCTCGGCGCAGGAGATCGAGTGGCACCAGGTCGAGAAGGTGTGGCTCCCGAAGACGCTCACCCACCGGCCGCAACGGTGGTTTCGCACGCCGCTGTACGACGGTAACGATTTGCGCTTGCGTGACAATTCGTCCGATGGCGCGCCGCTCTGGCCGTTCGGATGGCTGGTTCACAAACACCGTGCGAAGAGCGGCTACCTGACCCGCGCCGGCCTGCATCGTGTCCTGGCGTGGCCGTACCTGTTCAAGACGTACGCCGTGTCGGACCTGGCCGAGTTCCTCGAAATCTACGGTCTGCCGCTGCGCGTCGGCAAGTATCCGCCGGGTTCGACGAAGGACGAGAAAGCGACACTGCTGCGCGCAGTGGCCGAGATCGGCCACAACGCGGCCGGCATCATCCCGGAAGGGATGTTGATCGAATTCCAGGAGGCGGCCGACGGCACGAAAGACCCGTTCGAGGCCATGATCGACTGGTGCGAGAAGAGCGTGTCGAAGGCGATCCTCGGCGGCACGCTGACTTCGCAGGCTGACGGCAAGACGTCGACGAACGCGCTCGGCAAGACGCACAACGAAGTGCGGCGGGATCTGTTGACGTCTGACGCGCGCCAGGCGCAACGTACCCTCACGAACCTCTGCTACATGCTGTCGGCGCTGAACTTCGGCGCGTCCGATCCGCGCCGCTGCCCGCGCTTCGAGTTCGATACGCGCGATGCCGAAGACTTGGCCCTGTACGCCGACGCACTGCCGAAGCTGGTCGGTGCCGGCGTCAAGGTGCCACGCCAGTGGGCGCAGGACAAGCTCATGATCCCCGAGCCGAAGGATGGTGAGGACATCCTGTCGGTACCGAAGCCGCAGATGGCGCTCCCGCCCGCTGAACGACCGGACGAGCAGCCGCGCACCGCGAAGATGCGCTATCGCGCCGTGCTGCGCAACGCGGCCGGCGAGATTGTCTATTCCGACCAGGACGAGCTGGACCAAACGGTCGCGGCGCTGCCGGCCGACGAGATCACGGACGCGCTGCGCGCGACGATCGGGCCGGCGATTGCCGCGCTGCGCCGAGGCGCGACTCCCGATGAAGCAATCGAGATGCTGCTCGAAGCGCAGCCTGAGATGGATGACGCAGCGATGCAGGAGCTGCTCGCGCGCTGCATCTTCGTTGCCGATGTGTGGGGGCGGCTGAATGGCGGTTGATCTCGGCTACGCGATCGGCCTGGAACCGGAGAAGGCTATCGCCTACTTCGAATCGAAGGGCTACAAGATCGGTTTCCGCTGGCAAGACGTCGCCGCCGAGGCGCATGCCAAGGCGTTCACGGTCGCGGGCGTGATGAAGGTCGACGTGCTCCAGGACATCCGCCAGGCGCTCACGACGTCGTTAAAGAAGGGCACGACGTTCGACGAGTTTAAACGGCAGCTCTCGCCGGTCCTGGAAAAGAAAGGCTGGCTCGGCCAGGGCATGATCGTCGACCAGGACACCGGCGAGATCGAAGGCAAGCGCCTGACACCCCGTCGTTTGCAGACGATCTTCCAGACGAACATGCAATCGGCCTACATGGCCGGCCGCTACGCCGCGCAGCTCGAACAGGTCGACACGCATCCGTATTGGGAGTACGTCGCGGTCCTGGACAGCCGGACGCGCCCCGCGCACCGGGCGCTGGCCGGCGCGATCTACCGATACGACGATCCGTTCTGGCAGACGTTCTACCCGCCCAATGGCTACCGGTGCCGCTGCCGCGTGCGCACCCGCACGCGCGCGTATGTCGAGCAGAACGGTATTCCCGTACGCAACAGCGATGGCGACCTGGTCGAGGTCGAGATTGTCGACCGATCCGGTGCGAAGCAGCCGGCGCTCGCTTACAAAGACCCGGCCACGGGACAGAAGCTACTGCCGGACCCGGGCTTCAGCTCGAACCCGGGCGCGCAGTGGATGAAGCCGTTTACGCCGCCGCCGGCCGACAGCCTGCCGCGCACCTTTCCGTCCGGCATCGAGCTGCCGACATTGCCGACGCCGACCCCGGTGCCGGCGTCGAGCTTGTTGCCGGCTGGCCGCGCGCCCGAACAGTACGCGCAGGCGTTTCTTCGGGAGTTCGGTCTGAAGCCCGGTCAATCGAAGGTCTTCGAGGATGCCACGCGTTCGGCCGTCACGATCTCAGACGATCTGTTCAAAGCTGGCGATGGGAGCTGGAAGGCGGACAAGGATGGACGCGGTGCGTATATGTCGCTGCTCGCCCGGGCGATCCAGGAACCCGACGAGATATGGCTACGGTGGGAAGAGAGCCGCGCGAAGCCCGGTACGTGGCTACTCAAGCGGCGCTACATCAAGTCCTGGTTGATCGACGGCCAGGACGGTGCGCAGTACGGTTTGAGCGTGTTCGAGCTGGGCCAGGACAACTGGACCGGGTCGACGGCCATGATGGCGAACATCGAGCGCGGCGAGGAAGCGCGCCGTCGGTATATAGAAAAGCAGCGTGACGGCTTTCTGGCGTACCGGAAATAGAACGGCCCGCGACGCCGACTCGTCGCGGGCCACCGTGCAGTTCCTTTGGTCGCGTCAGTCGGGAGCTTGTGCGACTGCAATCGGTATATACAGAGTATAGCCCATGATCGTAGAAATCGAGATCGACGACTCCCGGTACGCGGCGACCATGGCCCGCGTGCGCGCACTGATGCAGGACGCGTCGCCCGTGACGGCGCTGATCGCCGGGCTGATGGCCGACGCCGTCGAAGAGAACTTCGCGCAACAAGGCCGGCCGAAATGGCTCGGCCTGAGTCCGAAGACCCTCAAGCGCCGTCGGGAAGAGGCCGGCACCGGCAAGATTCTGCAACGTTCGGGGCGGCTCGCATCCAGCATCACGCCGGCACACGACGCGACGACGGCCCGTGTCGGCACTAACGTTGTATACGCGGCGATTCACCAGTTCGGCGGCACCATCCAACGTCATCCCATGTCCGGCTACGTTAGACTGCGCAAGGACCGTAACGGCATGATCATGCGCCAGGCGGACCATCCGCACCTGGCCGTGTTCGCGAAGAATAGCCACAAGCGGGTCAAGATCGTGAAGTGGACCCGCAGCCAGGGCTGGACGATCAAAATTCCGGCGCGGCCGTTTTTTGCGCTGACCGAAGCCGACAATATCGGGATCGAGTCAGAGGTCACCGCGTACCTGCGCCGCCTGTTTGATCAGTAATCCGCTCGCCCGATTTGAGCGGTTTTCAGGGGCCGGATAGGCGCAGATAGCCAGATGGGGGCGTGAGGGCCGTTAAACCCCCGTTAAAATCGGTCCTAGCGGCATTCACTTCCCACCACTCCCCCCGCACGAGTCAACCGGTGTGTTCCCAGTGACACCGGTCCCGTTATTTTTCCCCCGGCCGGTCGCCAACATGGCGGCATGGCTATCTTCTTCATCGCGGCGCTTTCAGCGCAAATCCAGTCGACCGGCACGGCACTCAAGCTGCTGCCGGCTGGCGAGTTCCGTGCACGTGACGGCCGACCGACCGAATGCGACGCGTGGCGGCTCGACGCGGCCGGCGCGGAACGTCTGATCGCGGCGGCAAACGCCCGGCAGACCCGCTATGTGATCGATTACGAGCACCAGACGCTCAATTCGGCGAAGAACGGCCAACCCGCGCCGGCCGCCGCCTGGTTCAAGACGCTGGAATGGCGCGAAGGCGACGGTCTGTACGCGATCGATGTGCAGTGGACCGCTCGCGCTTCCGCAATGATCGACGCGGACGAATACGCCTACATCTCTCCTGTGTTCGCCTTCGATAAGGCGGGCAACGTGATCGCGCTCTTCAACGCGGCACTGACAAACGACCCCGCGCTTGACTGTCTCGACGAGGTGCAGCTCACAGCTGCGTGCTCGGCAATGTCCGGCGCGATCGATCCTGCCGCGCACGCGGCGCTTTCCACTGTCCCACCTACTGAGGTTCCCAACATGAACGAACTCCTGGAACGGCTGCAATGGTTGCTGAATATGCCGGTCGGCGCGACCGCTGAAGAGATCGTCGCCCAGCTCAACAAGCTGATCGACATGCTGTCCGACGGCCAAGGCACTGCTGCCGCCAGCGCAAACCTGCCCGTCCTGCTCGAATCGCAGCGCGCGCAGATCGCGACGCTGTCGGCCAACCAGGTCGACCCGGCGCGATTCGTGCCGATTTCGGTGATGACCGACCTGCGCGCGCAGCTCGATGCGGCCAACGCAAAGCTCACCGGCAACGAAGTCGAGGAACTGGTGACGGCCGCGCTGAAAAACGGCCGGCTGCTGCCCGCCCAGGAGAACTGGGCGCGCGACCTCGGCAAGAGCAACGTCGCCGCACTGAAACAGTTCGTCGCGACCGCGCAGCCGATTCAGGCGCTCGGCGGCACGCAAACCGGCGGCAATCCGCCGGCCGGCGACCAATCCGGCGCACCCGCGCTGGCCGAAGCAGACCTCGCTGTGTGCAAGGCGCTCGGCCTCGACCCGGCGACGTACAAGCCGTCGCAGCCGGCCGCCTGACGGTAGCGCGCCAGCTCGTTTCACTTCCATCGGCAACGCGTTTCACTTCCACCAGGAGATTCACATGACTGCATTGACCGCCGACCGCGACACCGTTGCCCGGGCCGGCCTGCTGTTCAGCTACCCCGCCAAGGGCGGTGTGCTGTTCTTCACCGGCGCGATCGCCGCGATCGATACGGCGACCGGCCTCGCGACCAAAGGCGCTGAATCCACCACGCTCAAGGGCGCCGGCATCGTCCAAGAGCAGATCGACAACACGGCCGGCGCAGACGGTGCCGCGAACGTGACGATCCGGCGCGGCCAGTGGCGTGTCGCCAATTCGGCCGGCGCGGACCAGCTCACGCTGAAGGACGTCGGCATGCCCGCGTACATCGTCGACGATCAGACCGTCGCGAAAACGGACGGCGGTGGCAAGCGTTCGGTCGCCGGCACCGTGGTCGACATCGATCCGGCCGGCGTCTGGATCGCGTTTTAACGCGGCCCCACCACACCTCTCGACCACTCCATAAGGAAAGCACATGGAAATCAATCGCGCCAATTTGCGCGCCCTGTTCACGGGATACAACACCGTATTCCAGCAAGCCTTCGACGGCGCAGCGTCCGACTGGAACAAGGTCGCAATGCCCGTGCCGTCGACCACGTCGCAGGAAGTCTATCCGTGGCTCGGACAGACGACGCGGTTCCGCGAATGGATCGGCGATCGCGTGATCCAGAACCTGACCACGCACGACTTCACGATCAAGAACAAGCCGTTCGAGAACACGGTCGGCGTCGACCGTGATGCGATCTCGGACGACACCTACGGCGTCTACAAGCCGGTGATCGCGCAGATGGGGCTGGACGCGAAACAGCATCCTGACGAGCTGGTGTTCAACCTGCTCAAGCAAGGCACGACGAAGACCTGCTACGACGGCCAGTACTTCTTCGATACCGATCACCCGGTGTTGCAGGAAAACGGCCAGATTGGGTCGGTCTCGAACTTCCAGGCCGGCACCGGCCCGACCTGGTATCTGCTCGACATGACGCGTGTCGTCAAGCCGATCATCCTGCAACAGCGCAAGCCGTACACGTTCGTGCCGATGGACCAGGAAACCGACGAGATCGTGTTCACCGCGAAGACGTTCCGCTACGGCGTCGACGCGCGCTGCAACGTCGGCTTCGCGCTCTGGCAGCTCGCGTATGCGTCGAATGCCGAGCTGAACGAGGAAACCTATGCGGCTGCTCGTCAAGCGATGACCAGCATGAAGGGCGACAACGGCCGCCCGCTCGGTATCCGCCCGTCGCTCCTGGTCGTACCGCCGATGTACGAAGGCGTCGGCCGGAAGATCCTGCATGCCGATGCGAACAACTACGGCGCGACCAACATCTGGAAGGGTTCGGCCGATCTGCTGGCAACGCCCTGGCTGGCGTAACGGGATAACACCCCGCGAGAGACGGCCGCGCGACGCCGATAAGCGCGGAGGAAGAACGTCCCGGAGCTGCGGCGCAATGGTGGGCTCCGGTTGGGTTCGAATTCACAGGAGAGGTTCATGAGCAAGAAACATCCGGCGATCAAGGTGGCGTCGGCGAAGGAAGGGTTTCGCCGCGCTGGCCATGTATTCGGCAACGTGTCGAAGACGATCGCGCTGGCTGCGCTTCATCCGGACGCACACGCCGCAATCGTCGCCGACAAGTCCCTGGTCGTGGTCGACACGGCGATCCATCTCAGCGACGAAGAAGCCGCGGCGCTCCCGCACCACGACGCCCCGCACGTGACGGCGGCGCTGGCGAACGCCGACACGCTGACGCTCGACGTGAGCGAAGACGACGCGAAGCGCGCGTTGGCGCTGGCCGACATCGAGGCTGACCTCAAGGCTCGCGAGAACGAACTGCGCACGCGCGCCGATGCGCTCGCGGCGGCCGAAGCGGAGCTGAAGAGCAAGACCGACGAACTCGACGAGCGCCTCGCCGGCCTGGTCACGCGTGAGAACGATCTGCTCGCGCGCGTCCAGGCATTCGAGGCCGAGCAGGAAGCCGCGAAGTCCGGCGGCAAGTCGGCGCAATCGGTCAGCAAGAAGAGCTAACGCGCCATGTACGCCACCGTCGAATTCATGGTGAACAAGTTCGGGCAGCGCGAGGCAATCTCGCTGTCCGATCGCGAGCGCACGGGCGACGTCAATCCCGTGGTGCTGTCCGATGCGCTCGACGAAGCCTCTGCCGAGATCGATACGTATCTGGCCGGCCGGTATGCGCTGCCGCTTGATCCGCAACCGAAGATGCTCGCGGGCACCTGTTGCGACATCGCACGCTATCGCCTGTGCGGTGGCGAAACGGTCATGACCGACGAAATCGACAAGCGCTACAAGGCGGCGATCGCATTCCTGAAGCTCGTCGCATCGGGTGACGTCACGCTCGGCTCGACGACGACGGGATCGGTCCCGCAACCCGACAACTCTGTCCAGTTCGTGACGGGCACGCGTGTGTTCTCTCGCGACAACCGATAACGCCATGCCCTACGTCCCGATCGTGACCGCCGTCGAACTCGGCATCGTTGACCGCCTGACGCGCGGCCTCGGCAAGATGGTCACCGAGGTCAGAACCTATGGCGGCGAGTTCGACGACGAAGAGCTGGACACCGTCGTGCGGCGCTTCCCGGCCGCCTGGGTGACGTTCGGCGGTGTGAAGCGCACCGATCCCGTTGCGACGAGTCGTTCGAAGTGGAAGGCCGAGGCGACGTTCGTCGTCATGGTCGGCGCGCGCAGCGTGCGCAACGAGGAAACGAGCCGGCATGGTGGGCCGTCGCAGATCGAGGTCGGCACGAACCTGCTGATCTCGGCCGTGCGGCATCTGTTGAACCAGCAGGACATGGGCCTGCCGATCCGACATTTCGCGCCAGGCGCGATTCGCACGCTGTTCAACACGAAGGTTCGCAGCGACGCGATGTCGGTCTACGCACTGGAATTCCACACCGCGTGGGTCGAAGACACGCTGTTCGTCGGCGCGTTCCCGCAAGGCAGCGTCGAAGGGCCGCTCGGTGAAGTGTTCGAGCAATACGACGGCCAGCTCGATCCGCCCACGCCGGACTGGAAGTCGACCCTGCTGCGCTACTACCTGCAACCCGGCACCGATCGGCCGGCCGATGCTGTCGATCGCATTGAGATGAAGGAGCAACCATGAAAGTGAAAGCCCGATCCGGGTTGCGTGTCCCGAAGGAACACGCCTCGCGCCAGTACATCACGGACGCTGAAGCCGTAGATGTACCGGACACCGCGTATTACCACCGTCGCGTCGCCGAGGGCGACCTGATCGAAGAAAACCGGCCGGCCGCGGAGTCGAGCGCCGACGTCGCACCGAGTCCCGATTCGGGTGTCAAAAAGGCCGCGAAAGGAGCCTAACCGATGGCAAGCAAAAACATTTCGTTCGACACGATCCCGTCGGGTATCCGCAAGCCGGGCAAGTATTTCGAATTCAACACGAAGCTCGCTGTGCGCACGCTGCCGGCGAACGACCAGACCGTGCTTATCATCGGCCAGCGTACCGCTGACGGCACTGTGCCGGCACTGAAGCCAGTCGACGTGTTTTCCGGCGACCAAGCGGCGCTGTACTTTGGCGCAGGGTCGCTCGCGCACATCGCGGCCGTCGCTGCGATCACGGCGTACAAGTACGTGAGCCTGACGGTCATCGCGGTCGACGACGCTGTTGCGGGGCAGCCGGCCAAGGGGACAATCGAATTCACGGGACCGGCGACTGCCGACGGTGCGTTCGCCCTGTTCATTGCCAATACGCGGGTCGATATCGCTGTGTACGCGGACGACACCGAAACGACGATCGCCACGCGCCTCAAGGATCAGATCGCGCAGAAGACCGCATTGCCCGTCACGGCCGACTCGGTCAACGGCAAGGTCACGCTGACGGCGAAGAACAAGGGGGCGTTCGGCAACGACATCGTCCTGTCGCAGCTCAACCAGGCGGCCGGCGTCAAAGCAACGATTACCGCACTCTCGGGTGGGTTGAACGATCCCGACATCGCCCCGGCGCTCGCGGCCGTATACGGCGCGAAGTACAACCTGTATGCGACTTGCTGGCCGACGTTGGAGTCGGTGATGAAGTTGCGCACGCACCTGGACAGCATCTCGGGCGCGCTCGAACAACGTCCCGCTGTCGGCGTCGCTGGCACGCCCGCGACTCTGTCTACCGCTACTACGCTCGCCGGCGATCTCAACGGGGGGCGGATCACGATCGGTTGGCATCCGGGTTCGGTATGCATGCCGGCCGAGATCGCAGCCGAATATGCAGCCGTCCTTTCCAGCGAGACCGACCCGGCACGCCCGCTGAATACGCTCGCGCTGCTCGGCCTCGATGTGACGCCGATCCCGTTGCAACCGGGACGCACCGAACAGGAGAAAGCACTGCATAACGGCGTGACGCCCTTCGAGATCGGCCCCGGCAACGTTGTGCAGATCGTCCGTGCAATCACGACGTACACGAAGGATGCGCAGGGCATCGACGATCCGGCGCTGCTCGACGTGACGACGATCCGCACGCTGGACTACGTTCGCAAGGCGTGTCAGCAACGGATTGCGCTTCGCTTCCCGCGCGAGAAGCTGTCGGAGAAGACGCCGCCGAAGGTGCGTAGCGAGCTGCTCGACGTGCTGTACAAGCTGGAAGAGCTGGAAATCATCGAAAACGTCGAGGCGAACAAGGACAAGCTGATCGTCGAACGCGATCTGCAGGACGTCAACCAGCTCAATGCCGCGATCCCGTGCGACGTCGTCAACGGGCTGCACGTCTTCGCCGGCCGGATCGATCTGATCCTGTAACACCCCTCGCAACACTATAGGAGCCAGCTATGGCATTGGAAGAATACGTCGGCGCGATCGTGCTCGAAGTCGACGGCCTGGAGGCCGAGGTCGTGACCTTCTCGGTGACGTCGAAGACCGGCAAGAAGCCGGTCAAGACGATGAACCGCACCGGTCGCGTCAAGGGCTTCGCGCGCGGCGTCGAAGAACACGAGCTGAAGGCGACCGTCGTGATTCCGCTCGGTGGCGATGAGATCGACTGGTGGAACATGGAAGGCGGAAAGCTCACCCAGTTCCCCGTGTCGCCCGGTGGTCAGCGCGTGAGCTATTACGACTGCGTCACGCTCGACGTGAGCGAACAGTACAGCGTAGAAAACGAGGCGCGCCGCGACCTCACCATCTTCTCGACTCGACGGGTGAATGAATGAGCATGATGACCGAAAAGGGTTCGCTGGAATACGGCGTCGAATTTCCACCGGGCAGCGGTGAGCTGCACTACGACTTCGAGATTCGCCTCGGCACGATCGGCGAAAACATCGAGGTCTATGAGCAGCCGGAAATCATCGGTGGTGGCGTGTCGAACATGCGGGTCAACGTCGCAATGCTCGCCCGCTGTCTCGTCTCGCTCGGCACGATCCCGCAAGAAGCGATCACCGACGAGCTGCTCGCGACCGCGGTCGACAGCGACTACGACGTGATGATGAAGGCGCAGGACGATCTTAAAAAAAAGCGGAAGCGGCCGAATCCGGCCGCCGAAACTACCGGCTCGCCGGACTCGTCCTCGCCGAGTATGGCGTCAGCGAAGAACGGTTCCGAAGCCTGACCGGTCCGGAGCTTGAGGGATATCTTGCCGCAATCGCAACGATTCGCGGCAAGAAACCTCGCCAGGAGGTGCCCGGCACCACGACGCGCACCGTGAAGAGTTTGAGGCGTAAGCGTCCGAAGGGTAAGAAAAAATAATGTCGTCCCGGGATCTCGAAGTCGGATTGACCGTGCGGATGCGCGACCAGGTGTCGACGCCCGCACAACAAAGCGAGCGCAACGTACAGCGCTCGGTGCGTCAGACCGCCCAGACGTATGCCGACGCGTCGCGCGTGAGCGTGACGACCAGTCGCATGCTGTACGACGTGCGCATGTCGCAATCGGCCCGTGCCGAGCAAGCGGTCCAGCGCAACGTGCACCAGACCGAGGCGGCCTACACCCAGGCAAACCGGAACATCCTGACCGGCTCGCAACGCCTGGCGGCCGCCCGCTCGCAACTCGACGTCCGTTCCGAACAGACCATTCGCCGGGAAATTTCCCAGACCGTCGCCGCCTACAACCGTCTCCAGCGCGCGGGCTTCGCGTCGGCCGCCGAGCAGGCGCGCGCGTTCGCTGCGTTGCGTACGCGTGTGGCCGAGCTGAACCGCGAGCTGCGCGGCACCGAGCAGGCGGAAGGCCGGCTCGCGCGCGGTGGTCGTGCGGTCGGCGCGATGTGGCGTGCCGGCAGCGTCGTGGCCGGCGCTGCTGCCGGCGTGATGGTGGCCGCCCCTGCCGTGCGCGAGACGATGGCCTATGACCGCCGGCTCGCCATGATGGCGAACACCGCGTTCTCCGATCGCGACGTCGCCGGTCGACGCCGGGGCGTCGGCGAGCTGAACGATGCGATCGTGACGGCCGTACGTTCGGGGGGCGGTTCGCGCGAACAGGCGGCCGACACGCTCGACAACCTGCTCGCGTCCGGCGCGGTCAGTGACAAAACCGCGATGAAAATGCTGCCGACCCTGCAAAAGTTCGCGACGGCCACCGGCGCGGACCCGAACGAACTCGGCAACATCGCCATCCGTGCGATGCAGAACTTCAAGATCAAGGAAGCGGACATCCCGCGCGCACTCGACATGGCGCTCAAAGGTGGCCAGGCCGGCGGCTTCGAGCTGAAGGATATGTCGAAGTGGCTCCCGCAACAGATGGCCATGGCGAAGCTCGCCGGTATGTCGGGTTTGCAGGACTTCGGCAAGCTTGTCGTCGCCAACCAGGCATCGGTGATCACGGCCGGCACGAAGGATGAAGCCGGTAACAACCTGGTCAACCTGCTCGAGAAGCTGAATTCCCAGGACACGCAGATCAAGGCGAAAAAGCTTGGTATCGATCTGACCGGCAGTCTCGCTGCGTCGCGTGCGAAAGGTGTGAACGCACTGGACGCGTTCGTTGGCATCCTCGAAAACGTAATGTCGCGCGACAAGCGCTATCAGAGCCTGAAGACCAAGCTCGCGACTGCGCCTGAGAGCCAGCGCAAAGAGATCATGGAGAGCCAGGTCCAGTTGCTCGAAGGCACATCAATCGGCAAGATCATCCATGATCGCCAGGCGCTCGGCGCGGCGGTCGCTTACATGGGCCAGAAAGACTACCGGAAGCAGGTCGAGTCCCAGGTGTTCGATCCGAAGATGGCGGTCGACAGCAACTTCGAGACGATTGCCGGCACCGCGTCGTTCAAGGCCGACCAGCTCGAAAACGAGCGCCAGATTGCGCGCCAGAAGGCGCTGGAAGGCTTCGACGAGAAGCTCGGCAACGTGGCGACGAACCTCACCGACTACGCGCGCAAGTATCCCGAGTTGACCGCCGCGATCGAAGGCACGACGCTCGGCCTGAAGACGCTGTCGGCCGCGCTCGGTGTCGCGGCGTCCATCAGCATCCTGCGCGGCGGGTTCGGTGCGGCGCCGGTTGCCGGAGTTGCGGCCGCTGATGCCGCCGCCGCATCGGCCGGAGCGCTCGGCACCACCGCCGCCCAGGCCGCGACCTTCGGTTCGCGCTTCGCGGCCGGCGCGCGATTGGTGGGCCGCTTCGGTGCCCCGTTACAAGCGGTCATGGGCGGCATCGAGGCGTACTCCATCGCGAACAACGACTCGATGACACCGGACCAGAAGAAGGCTGGTTACGTCGGTGTCGCGGGCGGCGTCGTCGGTGGTCTGGGCGGCATGGCATTGGGCGCGGCCGCAGGTGCTGCGGCCGGTTCGGTGGTGCCGATCGCCGGCACTGCCGTGGGCGCGATCGGCGGTGCGATCGCCGGCTACTTCGGTCACGACTTCGGCGAGCGCATCGGCAAGATGATCGGCGACGCGATCTTCGCGCAGAAGAAAGACGAGAAGCCGCCCGTCGTCGAAGGCCACTTTACGATCAATCTCGATGGCCAACACCTGTACGACTTCGTGTCGACGGCCAGCCAGAAGAACGCATTGAGGAACTGATATGGCCTGGAAAGACACACTGTTCGATGCATCGTTTCGCGGTGTGCCGTTCGACGCGCAACGCACCGACGATACGATCGACCGCGACACGGCGGAATATGCGGTCCCGCACGTCGACGGCGAGGACGTCGAAGACCTCGGTTTGAAGGCGCACACGACGAGCCTCACGGCGATCTTCTTCGGCGACGACTATGACGTGCGGATGAAGGCGCTGCTCGCCGCGCTCGCGGTCAAGGGGCCAGGCGAACTCATTCATCCGGTGTTCGGCTCGATGCCGAGCATGCAGCTCATTGGCGCACACGTGTCGCACGATGCCGACAACGTCGACGCCTGCGTGATCGAGATGCGATTCAAGCGCTCGACGCCTGCGAATCCGTTCTTCGTCGAACAGCAACCAACCCAGACCGCAGACGCCGCAGCGCAGCTCGCGACCACCGCTCAGGACGCCGGCGTCAGCATGTTCGAGCGTGCCGTTGGCTTGCTCAAGACGATGAAGGCCGGCCTGCGTCGCCTCAATGCCCTGCGCGACGTGTTGAGCGAGACGCTCGGCCCGATCAAGGCACTGGTCGTCGGCTTCCGCCGTGCGAGCGTCGACTATCTGTCGTGGCCCGGCGCGTTTGCGTCCGACCTGATCGGCCTGGTCAGCGGCATTGCCGACTTCCGGTCGTTCGATCCGGGCCTCGTTATGTCCGATTGGAACGACATGCGCGACCAGATGAAAACGGTCGTGAAGCTGCCCGCCGCATCTGCCGCTGGCCAGCCGCTTGTTATTCCTGGTACGCAGGCGACAACCGTCGCACCGAGCGGCTCGACTGATCCGGCCGCGCCGTATGCACCGCCGCGCCCCGGTACGGTCGCAGCCGATGCATCGGACGTTCAGCTCGTCACGGCCGTCACGGCGGTCGTGGTCGCAACGGTCACGGCCGGCGTCGCGTCCGACATCCTCGCGAACGAGGCCGACACGCCGACGCTGACGCCGGACCAGGTCGAGCAGATCGCGAACGACACGCGAGAGCTGATCCAGACAGCGATCGACGCGGTGCGGGCTGCCGTGCAGGTCGAACAGGCCCGCCCCGTTATCGAGCCGTTAAAGGAGACGGCGCTGACGGTGCAGGAGCTGGCGATCAAGGTGATCGACGTCCTGCCGCCGATCATCTCCCGTACGGTCGATGCGCCGTCGAATCTGACTTTGCTCGCGCATCTCTGGTACGCGGACTATTCGCGCTCGGCCGAGCTGCTGCGCCTGAATCCGAAAATCCGCAATCCGAACTTCATTCAGCGAGGGGATACTGTCCGTGGCTTCGCCCAATAACGACGTGACGCTGTTGATTGGCGGTAAGGCGCACAGCGCCTGGTCGTCGTACTCGATCGATTCCGATCTGCTGACGCCGGCCGACGCATGGGACGTGCGCCTCACGCGCCCAGCCGGCAAGATGCCGGACAGCGTGAAGCGCGGCGCGGCTGTCGAAGTCAAGGTCGGCGACGAAACGGTACTGGTCGGTTACGTCGACCAGGTGCGCCGCCGCACCAGCAAAACCGAGAAGACACTGGCGATCAGCGGCCGGGACTATGCCGCGATCCTGCGCGACTGCTCGGCTCCCATCTTCACCGCGAAGCAGGTCACGCTCGCCGACGTCGTCGCGAACATCGTGAAGCCGCTCGGCATCAAGAAGGTGCGCATCGACACGGCACAAGCTCAACCGACATGGGACAAGATCAGCGTCGATCCGGGCGATACAGCCTGGGACGCGCTCGTTCACGCGGCCGAGGGCGAGGGTCTGTGGCCGTGGTTCGAGCCGGACGGCACGCTTGTGGTTGGTGGCCCCGACTACAACGCCCCGCCTGTCGCAAGCCTGATCCTGCGCGAGGATGGCAAGGGCAACAACGTCGAGTGGTTCGATGAGGATGACTCGATCGCTGAACGCTTTTCAGAAGTCACGGTGCTTGGCCAGGCGCACGGCACCGGTTCGACGACCGGCAAGCATGCGATCAAGGTGACGGTAAAAGACACCAGCGTCGCCGTCTACCGTCCGAAGGTGTACGTCGATCACGACGCGCCGAACCTCGCGGCCGCCGAGGCACGCGCGAAGAAGATCATCTCCGATTCGGCGCTCGCTGCACATACGTTGAAAGCCAGCGTGAAGGGACACCGGACCTCGGACGGCGTGCTATGGAAGCCCGGGCAGCGCGTGCATGTCGTGTGGGAAGAATACGGGATCGACGCAATCTATTTCCTGATGGCGCGCCGCTTCACGGGCGGCCGGCCTGGCGGCACGCGTACGACTCTGACGCTGAAGGAGGATGGCGTGTGGATTCTCGACGCGCATCCGCATTCGGGGCGCAAGCATCGGCGCAAGAAAAAAAGCGACGGCCCGCTCTCGCTGGTCGTGACGGACGCGAACGGAAATACGACGGTGACAAAATGATGCGAGAAGTTGAAAAACGAGTGTCCCGCATGCTGGCAGGCGTGCGTCAGGCGTTTCGCGGCGTGATCAGCGGTGTGAACACCGCCGGCCCTGTCGCCATGGTGCGTGGCGAAGGTCTTGCCGGCGAGAGCGGCGTCGATCTCGAACTGTTCCAGCACTACGGCGTCACCAGCTCGCCACCGGCCGGCACGATGATGGTTGTCGTGCCGATCGGCGGCAAGACGAGTCACGGCATCGTCGTCGCGACCGAACATGGAGAGTATCGTCTGAAGGCGTTGAAGCCCGGTGAGGTCGCGATCTATACCGATGAGGGCGATTCGATTGTGCTGTCGCGCGGCCGCGTCATCGACATCAAGACGAAGACGCTGAACATCGAAGCGGAAGACTCGGTGAACTTCAAGACGCCGACCGTCAACATGGATCACGCGCTCAACGTCGCCGAGCAGATCACCGGCAAGGGAGGCATGTCGATGACGGGCGGCAACGGTGCGCATATCGATAGCCTGACCGTCGATAAGGATGCCGTGATCGGCAACAAGAGCTTCAACGGCCACAAGCACCCGGAAACCGGGAGCATCACGGGCACGCCGACCGTCTGACGCCGGCAGCAGCATCCCACTGACCTCCATCACGTAATACGTTCACGCGCGCGCGATGACAATCGCGGCATGGACGCACTTCTGAACCCGCAAACAGGCGGATATACCGGCACGCAGACGACGACGCTCGCGAACGCCGTGTATATCCGTCTCGCCACACCGCTCGGTGCTTGGTGGGCCGCGCCCGACGTCGGGTCGCTGCTGTACACGCTGGCCCGCGAGAAAGACACGCCCCGCGTGCGCGGTCTCGCTGTTCAATACGCCGAGCAGGCACTCGCGCCGCTGGTCAAGGACGGCCGCGCGAGCAACGTGACGGTGTCGGCCGCGTCCGGCGAAAAAGGCTGGCTCGTTCTTCTCATCGAAGTGTATGACGCGACGGGCAACGTTCAGCACTTCCAGCATCCGGTCAAGGTGTCGTAATGCCGGCGACCGTTCTCACACTCGACCAGGTCCGCGCGAACATCCTGCGCGAGATAAAGAATCAGCGCCCGGACGCCGACGTCGGCGACGATTCCGATCACTACGTGCGCGCGAGCGGCACGGCCAGCGCGGTCGAAGGTCTGTATGCGCGCATCGCCTGGACGGCGCGGCAGATTTTCCCGGACACGGCCGACGAAGACTATCTCATCCTGCACGCTCGTCTGCGCGGGATCGAGCGCAAGCCGCCGGTCGTTGCGAGTGGCACCGCGCGCGCCAAGGGCAAGGCCGGCGTCCAGATCGCCAGTGGTCTGAGCGCGAAGTTCCAGGACGGTACGGCCTACGTGACGACGAGCGGAGGCACGTTCGATGCGGCGGGCAATCTCGTCGTCTCCGTCGCGGCCGTCGACGCCGGCACCATCGGGAACCGCCAGGACGGCGATACGCTCACGCTCACGGTACCTCCGATCGACGTCGACGCGACACTGACCATCGTGACCCTGCGCGGCGGCACGGCAATCGAAACGCTCGACAGCCTGCTCGCCCGCCTGTTGCAGCGTATCCGTCGCCCGCCGGCCGGTGGCAACAAGTACGACTACTGGCAATGGGCGATGGAAGTGCCAGGCGTGACGGCCGCGTTCGTTTATCCGCTTCGCCGTGGACTCGGCACGGTCGACGTTGTGATCGTGACCGAGGACGGCCTGCCGTCCGACGATGTATTGAAGGCGGCACAGGCGCATATCGACGATCAGCGCCCTGTGCGGGCGAAGGATACGCGCGTTGTCGTCCCGTCGATCAAGACGTATGACGTGACGGCTGCCGTCAAGCTGAATGGCATCACGCTCGACGCGGCCCAGTCTGCGGTGGAATCCGGACTCGACGCCTACAACGCGGTCGTGTCGCCTGGCGATACGGTCATTCGCAACCGCATCGGCGGTGTCATCAACGATACGCTCGGCATCGACGACTACGTACTGGACAGTCCGGCGGCTAACGTCGTCCCCGTGGTTGATGCGCAGGTGATCGAGTGGTGCCGCCTCGGCAAGGTGACGTTGAGGCCGATGGTATGAACGAACACGCCGAGCTGCTCGGGCGGCTTCTCCCGCCCGTCTCATACGACCCTCGCGAGCCGCGTCTCGCAGCAGAGCTGACGGCCGACGGGAAAGCGCTCGATCGCGCACTCGCCGACGCCAACACGATCGTGAACGGCATCACGCCGTTCTTTGCGCAACAGCTCTTACCGGATTGGGAACGCGTGTGTGGCATTACGCCGGCCATCGACGCCACGTTGCAGCAGCGGGTGTCGACCGTTGTCGCGAAAGTCAACGAGACCGGCGGCATGTCGATTCCGTATTTCACGCGCCTCGCGGCCGCGCTCGGCTATCGCGTCGAGATCGTCGAGCCGGACCCGTTCCGCGTCGACGAAGGCGCGATCGGTGACGCGATCTGGATCGAGGACATCGTCTACGAATGGGGCGTGATCGTACACGGCTCGCCTTCGCTCGAAATCTACTTCCGCGTCGATGAGAGCGCGGTCGGCGAGCCTCTGCTGACGTTCGCCGATCCCGTTCTCGAATCCGTGTTCCAAGACCTGAAGCCGGCCGACACGTTCGTCTACTTCATCTACCAGGAAGAGTAACCATGCAGCGAATCAACACACCGGACGGCAACTGGCACGCGGGCGATCCTTCGCAAGGGATCAAGGGCACGGTTGTCACGATGCCATACATGCAGACCGTCCAGGAAGAACTGGCGGCCGTTCCCGAAAGTGTCGGCATGAAGCTCGATCCGACCGACAACACGCAAATCCTCAAGGCAATCCAGAAGATCGTCGGCGATGCCGGTGAGGACTATCAGCCCAAGCTCGGCTACACACCAGTTCAGCAAGGCACCGGAGTAGGCCAAGGCACCAATGCGGTGAAGATCGGTTGGGCGAAGGATGGTTCTGGACTGCGCGTGACAGTCGACGCGAACGACCTCGGCCTGCTCGCATTCGCGAGCCAGCTTGACGCGTATGCATCTCAGGATTGGGTGAAGGGATACGCGCTCAACAAGACTGGTGGCGATACGATTACTGGCTGGACGACGATCGCGATCCCGGGCGGGTACAGCGGTGTGATTCTGAAGGCGGGCGACTACGCACCACGAATCCAAACGGACGGGGCCGGGAAGTTCGTCGGCGTCGCGAATGGTGCGAACACCGCCGTGAACCTGTGGGTGTACGACGGTGGCCAGGTCGCGACCCGAAGCAACTTGACCGTCGGCGGGACGACGGTGGGTGGTGGTGCCAACGCCACGTTTGCGACTGACGGAAACGTCTATGGACCGGTATGGGGCGGATGGTTGAGCACCTATCTATCCAACACGTACGTGTCCCGCAGTGCGCCCAACATGTCGGATCGACTCATCATCGCGCGCAACGGCTGGCAGGCTGACATTCAGCTTCAGAACCTGTATTCGCAGAACTCGAATGTGTACCTGCGTGCGCGCGTCGGTGGTGGCCTCGACATCATCAACAGCGCTTACAACGACGTTCCGTGGCAGGTGTCGGACGTCGGCGAGACGTGGCAAAAAAGCACCGCGCACGTGGGAGGAGCGTCTTTCCAGACTGACGGCAATGTATGGGGCGCAGCCTGGGGAAACGACTACGCGTCGAACGTGGTTGCGAGAAAGGCGAATGGCGGCGCTCGCGTTCAGTGGGATTCAGGCGTTGCCGAGTGGGGAATCATGGACATCGGTATCAACATCGCCGCGCACACGATCGACATCCCGGCTCCGTACGTGATGATGGGAATGCGCAAGGAGGCGAATAACACGCGCTGTTACCTGCGCGGTGTCGTTCTCCGCAACCAATAAGGAGGTTTTATGGCATGCACCTACGTGCACAATCACATGATCGCGACGATCAAGAAGCTGTATCCAGGTGCGCTGCACGGCGTAGATTTTCTCGTAGGCCAACCCGTTGATTCGGAAACCGGCGAGCTTACCGACCTGCCATGGATCGCGGCGTGGAAGCGAACTGAACCGCAGCCAGACGATGAATTGATTCACAAAGAATTTGCCGCCAACGAGGCTGAGTTTCGGGCAGTCGTCATCCGTGAGCAGCGGGATGCGTGCCTTCGCGACTCCGATACTCGAACTGCGGTCCCTCCTGACGCTCCACGGTCGGTGCAAGAGCAAGCTGCCCTGTGGGTGGAGTACCGCCAGAAGTTGCGCGACATACCGACCCAGCCAGGGTTTCCGTTCGACATAGAGTGGCCCGAGCCGCCGCACCCGATTTAAGCGTGGTGGTCCCCTGATCGGTCGGCAATGGTCGCTAGGCTACAATCGGCCCGACGTGAGAACTGTCGACTGGCCAGCGACAGAAACAATGAATCTCAATAATCGTAGACCGTGAAGCTTTCCCGAATCCCCGAGCTTGACTTGCTTCGGTTCATCGCCGCCCTTGCTGTCGTGTTTTTTCACTATGCATTCCGGGGCTATGCTGCCGATGACCTGACCACCATGCACTATCCGCCGATGGAACCGCTCGCTCGATACGGTTTCCTCGGCGTGCATCTGTTTTTTATGATCAGCGGCTTTGTCATCCTCATGACGGCCGGCGACGCGAGCATCAAAAAATTCATTGTGTCGCGCGCGGCACGCCTGCTGCCGGCGTTTTGGGTTTGTTGCACGATCACGTTCCTTGTGACACTCGCAATTGGCGGGGACCGCTTCACGGCGACGTGGCCACAATACTTCGTGAACATGCTGACGCTTGGTGGCGGTTTTGGTGCGGACCCGATCGACGGTGCGTACTGGTCGCTCGGCGCAGAATTGCGGTTCTATCGATTGGTCGCGATCGTTCTCATCATCGGCCAGATCGGTCGATCAGAGCGATGGCTGTTCGGTTGGCTGATTGCCACCGTACTCGTTGAGGCGTTCCCGTCCATCAAACTCAAGACCTTCTTGGTGACGGATTACGCTGGTTTCTTCATTGCTGGTGCAGCGTGCTTCCTCATCCGAGCACATGGCCTATCGCGATCGCGGATCGCGCTCGTATGTGCAGCCTGGGCGCTATCGCTGTATCACGAGATCCAGCTGTTGCCGTACTTCAGCGAGCATTTCGGGCTGGATCTGAATCCAGTGGTCATAGCCGTTGTGATGACGTCGTTTTTCGCGGTGCTGCTCGTTCTCGCGCTTCGTCCGACACCGGTCTTCACGAGTCCGCGATGGGTCTGGTTCGGCGCACTCAGCTACCCGCTTTACCTGATCCACCAGAACGTTGGTTACATGCTTTTCAACGCCGTCGGCAGCGCAATCGACCGCGACGTCTTGTTCTGGGGGGGTATAGCAGCGGCAATCGGCTTTTCGCTGTTATTGCATGTCGGCGTGGAAAAGCCCGTCGCGAACCCGCTCAAGCGGAAGTTGGCGTATTGGCTTGAGGCAGTGCAAAGCTACGGAGCAGCGCTGCGTAAGCGAGCGCGACAGTAGTCTGCGCTCGGCTCGATGGCCGCTCGTTTCCGTAGGGCCATCGGAGATATTAATGTCGAGAAAGAGCGTGGCGACGTGCCTGGTGCTGCGAACACCTGACCCGCCCCGCATCCGCAGTCGATGCCTGCGAATCCGGCAAGGCCACGCTACCCCTGCAGAGGCGGCGTAAGGCTATCACGCCGGGATCGAGAAGGTAAACAATTGGAATCGTCAGCACCGATCATCCCCTGGCTCGGCGGTAAGCGCCGGCTGGCCGATAAACTCATCCCGCTATTTCCGCCGCACGAATGCTATGTCGAGGCGTTCTGCGGTGGCGCTGCGCTGTATTTCCTGCGGCCGGTGCCAGCGCCCGTTGAAGTCATCAATGACGTCAACGGCGAGTTGGTCAACCTGTACCGCGTCGTGCAGCACCATCTGGAGGAGTTCGTCCGGCAGTTCAAATGGGCGATCAGCAGCCGGCAGGTGTTCAAGTGGCAGCAAATGACGCGACCAGAAACCCTGACCGACATCCAGCGCGCCGCCCGTTTTTTCTACCTTCAGCACCATGCTTTCGGTGGAAAGGTGGCCGGCCAGACGTTCGGCACCGCCACGACCGCGCCATCGGTCAACCTGCTACGGATTGAAGAGCAGCTCTCAGCGGCTCACCTGCGCTTGTCTGGAACGCACGTCGAGAATCTTCCATGGCGCGAGTGCGTGGAGCGGTACGATCGCCCGCACACCTTCATTTACCTCGACCCGCCGTACTGGCAGACGGAAGGCTACGGGATGCCGTTCGATTTCGGGGAATACGAGGAGATGGCGGCGCTAATGCGCAAAGCGCGCGGCAAGGTCATGGTCTCGATCAACGACCACCCGGACATCCGGAGGGCGTTTGATGGCTTCCACATGCTCAAACTGGACATCCGCTACTCGGTCGCGAACAGACACGGGCGGCCGGATACGAGCGGCGAGCTGGTGATTACGAACTGGGAACCAGGCGTGATGGGCGGCCTTTTTTAGTGCCAATCCGGCCGCAAATGGCGTTCGCGACCGAGGTGACAATTCCGCCGCGAAAGAGTGCCAATTCGGCCGCGACGTTACATCGCGACATCGCGGCGCGCAACTCCATGAACGAAAAAGGGGTTACGGAAAACTCCGTAACCCCTTTTCGGATTTGGTGCCGGCTGCAGGACTCGAACCCGCCACCTGATGATTACAAATCAACTGCTCTACCAGATGAGCTAAGCCGGCGTAGCGCGAGATTCTACCTCATTTCACGATCTTGAGGCGAGGTCTGCTGCCGCCTTTCGAGCCGTCGCCGTCGGTTTTCGGCGGTTCGTCGGCGCCTTCGGAAGGCTCCTCGTTCGCGCCGCTGCCGACGACCGGCGCCAACGGCGATACGGACTCGTCACGCTGCGCGTCATCGGCTTGCACGACATCATCGTCGAACGCGCCCGAATCCTCGCCTTCGCCCGCGACCGCATCGACCTGGAACGCCATACCCTGCCCGTTCTCGCGCGCGTAGATCGCGAGCACATTCGCCACCGGAATCTCGATCTTGTGCGCCTTCCCGGAGAACCGG